AGTCGGACAAACTGGATAAAAATAACCACATATATGGATCATGTATAGCGCATCTCTTTCGATATATTTATACTTGCAGTGACCGCAAATCGTCTGGTTAGAGCCGGTCGATTGTTTATGGGCGATTGTTTCCACTTCATTTCATTCTTTCTTTATTTTATTTCCAAGAGTTCTAATAAGCTCTTTAAACAGTTCAATCAACTTATCCAGCTTCTTGCTGATGTTCTGCAATAATATTTCTTTAAGGTCTGGCATTCATTCAGTATTGCGAGGGGAGAAGAAAATACATCCCACCCAGTAATATTGCTATGTAAATAAGTAGTCTAAACAAAAGCTGGCCCCCAAAGCCATAGCACTAATGAATAACGAACCCCTCTAGTAACTGGACAAACTCTATGCCAATCACGCGAATCGAAACATATAACACTACCTTGTTGCCTTTTGCTTGGAGCATCTGGTTTTGCCGGACCGTTAAAAAATTCTAAATCCCCTCCATCATAACTTTCAGGGTCGCTTAAATTGGCCACTAATGTTATCTTCCTATCTGTTCTATCTGGGTTAGTTGGGACGCTATCCTTATGCCAGTCATAAAATCCGCCTTTATTGTATTTTGTGAATTGCGGGACATCGGATCCCACGCTTCGCTGGTAATTAAAAACACTGTATCTAAACTTCGTATCATTAGCTTCAAGCAGAAACTGGAATAACGATCTACTTAATATGCCGTGTTCTCTAACCCAATGTATTTGACAAGCCCTTAGTTTTTCATTCCCAGGGTGTTCCCCAGCTTCTCCGTTCCCTAACTCCAAATCTTTATATTGTTCAATGATAGATTCACATTCATTCAAACTAATCCCATTATCCCAAAGAAGAGTAGCCATATTAATTTGTAAAACTCCACCAGCCAGTAGCTATATATTTTTCCGTGCTTAACGGAGGGTTCCCCCGATGAGTATGCGTAAAAGCCGCTGGGAATATAACAACATCCCCTTTGCACGGTCTTATTCTTTTATGATAATAAAGAAATTCTGTTTCCCCTTCTCCTTCTGGCATATCGTTTAAATAAATAGCCCACACCAAAACTCTGGTAGCAAGATTAAAATCCCCATCCTCGCAATGCCAATTATAAAACCCGCCTCCTATGGGTGTTTTTTGTAATTTTATACGCCAACTTGAGTAATTCATGGTCCCTAATGAGGCACTATATTTATTTCTATATTCCGTTGAAGCTCGCTCTAAAACAGAATTTGTTTCGTTGGTCAGAAGTAAAGGATGATCTTCAATCTGGTCTAATAATATTTGGAAATCTACCCTAAGAGGGCTACAAAACCGATACTCTTCCTTTTTGCCATTTAAAGTATGTTCAAATAAATTAATAAGGTCATCGCAAAATCTATCCGGGGCGTATTTTTTATATATTCCTATAAAATCGTCTGCCATTAGTTGCAATTGTAATCGTCTTTTAATTTAAACCCGGCAAACCACGGAGGTAACCCTAAAAACGGTCTACCATCGTATTTATTTTTTTCTGCCCCATCTAATGAAGCATCGTTGTAGTGCAAAAATACTTGACCACAACTCTCCCCATTAAATTTCTCACGCCAATGCTCCATTTTTTCTCCTTCGTATATCAACATATCACCAGGCTCTAATAATACTTCTAAACCCTCTTCCTCTTGTTCCCCAGAAGGCTCTAAGAATATAGACCAAGGATCACCTCCTAAATTTAAAGTGGCAGAAACCTCACAACTGTATCTATCCTTGTGTCTTACAAGCTCATCACCATTTTTATAGAGCCTAGCAAAGCTATAAGTTGGGCTTAATTTCATTGACAGTTCTTTTTCTAAAATTGGTTGTACCTTTAACAATAAAGTTTCCATTCCTATATCGCCATAATGACTATATGTGTCTGGTGCTTGTGGATCATTCCACATTCCCCATGCCGTTTCGTTCTTTGGGATGTACCCAGTATCAACAAGTAATTTCGTTACTTTTCTTTTAGTGCGAAAATAATCATAACAAAACCCGACTAGCTCTTTTGATATAGCGTTCCTTATGACTTTATACACATCACTCTTTGGGGATAGCTTTTTTAATAGCTTTAATGGCATCTACCCACGTTGTGGTATCATTCACTTTGTCATCGTATATCATCTCAAATTGATTGTTGAGCTTACCGTATTCCTCTGCTCTTTTGTCAGCATAGGTCATGGCATCAGTTCTCTTTTTTTTAGCCGCCGCTTCCTCTGCCACAACCTTTGCTTCGGCATCGACTTTCGTTTGGTTATGTTTTTCTACTAGCGATTCGAGTTCAGGGAATTTTGTAATGTCCTTATTAGGCGAACCATCTTTATATTCTATCTGCCCCTTAGAACCGTCCCATTGGATAGCCCAAATATTATCATCTAAGCCTAAGTCAAATTCGGCAACCTCTCCATCTAGGACCATTTTATTATCTTCTGCTACTAATGTGACCACGCTCATTGTTTGTTCTCCAAAAGATTGTTTCGGTTTTCTACCAATGCATTAAAAACTTTCTGCCCCTTAACTGTTTCATTTCTAAAAGATTCGATGGCACTTGTTTGCCCTCTATTTGTCTGACTCATTTCAATTTGCAACATAGGCAGCCACGACATAGCACACGCCCAATCTTCGATTTGCTCCTCCGACTGGGGGTTTTTACCAACAACCTTTGTATACCAAGCACAACGGTTAATTTTCCCATCTTTAACTTCCTCACACGTTGAACCTAATGGGCAAGTGTTTTCAATCTCCAGACTCATATAATTAATCTTTCGATGCTATAATCACATCCAGATACGCAGGGGCCGTAATAGAACCAGATGTGGAGTGACTATGCGAAGCACTAGAACCCTTGCTCCCGGTATTGCTGCCATAGGTACTCGTAACTCTCGGTTGTATCCACGGATTCCCTGTCGCTGATGGGCCTGATGGTGCAGTGTAAGAGTGAGTGTGGCTCGGCATTTCGCTTTCAGTCAATGTATGTGATCCAGCCGCTAAATTATGAGCAGGACTAGAAACAACTGCCGTACCACCAGTTCCACCACCAGTTCCTGAAACCACTCGTAACATTTTATCGTTGTGAGTGGTGTTTTGTGTCCACCCTGTAGGAGCGGATGCTTGGAAAAATGCGACTATCGTTCCTGAGGGCATTCCGCTTGCTGGTAAATTTGTAAGTTGGCTACCATCAACCGCTGGTATTTTTGCAGTGCCATCAAGTTTTAAAATTTGGTTTGCACTTGTGCCAGTATCGACAATTGCCGATGTTCCTAAACCAAGAGAGGTTCGCCCAGTTGCTGCGGTTAATCCAGTTGCTCCCCCATCCCACTTGTTTCTGTCCGTATAGGCAGTGTCCCAATTAGAAGTTGACAGCCCATGACTCGCTATACTTGTGACCGCACCTGATAATTTTGAAGTTGCTATAGCGGCTGAAGCACCAACATCAGCGTTTACTATATCTACTAATTTGCTTTGTGCTATTGCAGCGGAAGCATCAATATCAGCGTTTACTATTGAGCCTGACTTAACCGATGGGAAACCTCCAGCCGTACTACCATCATGGACAACCACTACATCTTTATCCGTATCCACCGTTACTTCTCGTACCGCTCCTGTAAAGGATGAATGCTCAGAGGTCGTTCCACCCCTTAGCTGTAATTTTTTAGCCATTAGGAAAGACCTCCAAAATCAATTTGTAAGTTAGCACCAGAAACAGTGCCAGTATTAGTTATGTTATTCGATTGACAATCAAGCGACCCTCCCAACTGGGGCGAGGTATCCGAAACGACATCAGCTATCCCAGCGGATATGCTAGCGAATATAGAACCAGTGTAATATTTCAAAACATTACCTGTTTCGTCATACCACAAATCTCCTGCACTCGGAGAGCCTGGGGCTGATGAGGCAATCGTATATTCATCGCTATATCGGTTAATGCTGGCCTCGTTGGTAGCAGCCGTTGTGACATTCGCTGAAATCCCAGCCACGGTCGTTACGTTGGCACTAATCCCTGCAACCGTTGTTACGTTAGCCGATATCCCTGCCACTGTATTAACACTTGCTATGTCATCAGCTACGTCTGTAATATTATTACCAGATGACGTTGTAACTGCATCAGCAATAGAGCCTAAGTCCTCTTCATAAACCAACTCACCAGCAACAATATTGATGTTTGTCTGATTTTCCGCTGATGGAGCGGTTGATTGCCAAGCTGATCCATAACTCTTCAACTCATTCAAGGATGTATCAAAATATAAATCACCTGCATCGTTGTCTGATACAGGAGCAGATGAAGCGACTCTATATCGTTCAGCGAAACTATTTACTCCTGTAATATTTGTTGCGGTAGTATTCACGTTGGCAATTGACCCTGACACGGTATTTATATTGGCAATTGACCCTGAACAGTTGTCCATAGCTGTTACATTACCAGCCGTCCCAAGCGTATTCATATCAGCCACTACGTCAGCAGTCCCAAGGGTGTTCATATCGGTCACCACGTCAGCTGTACCAAGGGTATTCATGTCTGCGACAACATCGGCTGTGCCTAAAGTATTCATATCAGCAACTACATCCGCCGTACCGAGTGTATTCATGTCTGTGACAACGTCCGCTGTGCCAAGTGTATTCATATCGGCAACTACATCTGCGGTTCCGAGCGTGTTCATGTCCGCAACAACGTCAGCCGTACCAAGCGTGTTTAAGTCGGCTACTACGTCAGCAGTACCCAGGGTATTCATATCGGCAACCGCGTCACTTGTACCGAGTAATGCCATCGCCGCTACATTTGCTGATGTGCCAAGTAAATCCATATCGGTAACAACAGCACTAGCGGCTAACGTATTAATGTTTGTTTGGTCTGAACTGGTAGGAGTGGTTCTAAGCCAGGTCGTCGTACCCAGGTCATAGACCATCATCACGTTATTTGAGGTATTGAAATAAAGGCAGCCATCTACTAGGGCAGCCCCATCATTATCAACGCTAGGATCGGAAGACTTCGCCCCCAGGAACCGATCATCGAAAAGATCGTAACTGGCCGCTGCCGCTGCCGCGCTGGTCGAACTGGCACTCGCCGAAGTCGAACTTGCACTCGCGCTGGTACTAGCCGCTGCCGCCGAACTCGCAGCCGCCGCAGATGAGGCAGCTACCGTAGCAACCTGGTCAACATAGTCATCAACTGATACGCCGACATCACCGTCTGAATCAAAGACAATAGCCTTGTTAGCTCTTAATGTATTTGAGGTTAGTTCTACCGAGGTCCCGGCAGAATCTGAAACTGGTATTTGAATGGATCGGCTGACTTTTTCATCAGCCCTTCTGGCGAGAATAGTGCTTCTATCTAACGCATCTTCAATAACATTTGGGAAGAACCCACCACCGGACACAAGGTCAGTCCCTTGCGTATACGCTGGTTCGTTAAGTATGGTTAGTTTTTCGCCAACCGCGATTGGACTCCATGCACCGGTCGTCGTAATCGATCCCCCAGGATTGTTATCC